TCCATCATATCAAGAACTGTTGTTTCTAAAACTTGGAGACTTCCTTCTTTGAGAAAGTCATCATACTTCATTCGCATAGCACCTGGAAGTTTATTGAGAGTTAGAGAAGAGATGTAACATCTGGTCTTAACTCCAAACTTTCCTGCAGTTATTGGAAAAAGGAAAGTGAACGCACAGAAGTCGTCGCCTTGTGAAAGATCGATTCCTAGTGCACAAGGTAGACCCCAGAAATCTCGTTTCCTATGGGGAATGGTTTCTTCATACGTAAAGAAATAGGTATAGCCTTCCATCGGAATACCAAATCGTTTTGCTAAGATGTCGTTACGTGTTGCTGGTGCACTTTCGGCTCTTTCTACATCTAACTGGTATGTTTCGTAGGTGACAGTTCGTCCTAAGTTAGGATTAGCTTTCAACCACATTGCAGGATCGGCTACTTCTTTAACATCGTCTAGTCTGTAGTACCAAATGGAGACGTGAGGGTTTATGTAGTTCCCTTTTAGAATGTCAATCAGTTCCATTTTGATTGTATCGCCACTACTATTACGAACAGTACCTTCCGAACTCATCGCTACTATTAAGTAATCGTCTAGTTTGGAAGCGCCCTGCTCTATGGCACCGACTACGTCTTCTCGAATGTCACCAGACAGCCATTCATCAACTGTAGAGATCTTGGTTCTAAGACCTTGCAACTTATCGATAGCCATTGGACGAACTTCTAAGATAGAACCGGTAAGAAAGTTTTCAATACCTTTCTTAGTAGAGGCTATCTTGACCCGATTAGCTTTATTGCCAGTGGTATTGTTTAGAGAACCATCGGTTAGGAACTTAAACAGTGGTCCTCTGGATCTAGTTATTGATGTACGAACTGGAGATAGAACTTCATCCGCTTGTTTCATCGTAGGCGCCGTTGTAATCTGATGTGTTGTTGAATTATCTACCGTAAGAAAGAAATTTTGTAGACAAGAACCGTACATCGACTTCGCAGCACCTCTCGCCACGATCAAATACTGTTTATTAATCAAGCGCTTTTTAACTTTTTTGCGAACGTAGCGTCCAAGTTTTTTAGACTTCCCTGGAACGTATATACTTCTTTCAACAAAGTAGTACCAACCAAATATCTGTTCGCCCCAAAGTTTAAAAGTATCTAGAAGTTCTAAATCTCCACCATCTGTGAGTGTTAATTCGTTGTTGCAAAAAGCAACCCACCCATCGACAGCTTTATCGTCGTAATACATTCCGGGATTCGCTATAAGCGCATCTATTCGATTCATCTCCATTGAGATTTCTCGACATACTGGAATTTCTCCATTCAGAACTTGATCTCTAAATGCTTTGTAATATTTTGGGGTTGCAGTGTTTGATAAGGACATGACTTAACCTTTTGTTACGGCCTTAGTTATCACTTCAAGCACATTCTTCATTTGACTAGCGACGAACGCAGTTGCTACAGTTGTGGTTGCACCTATGAGAATACCGTTTACTATTTTCTTACCAGCTGAAATTTTAGAAGGATTAAGATCTTTGTAGGTTTTCTCCAACTGAAGACGAGCTGTTACTTTTTTAAGTTCCTCGTTAGATAACTGATGGACCTTTTTCTTAGTTAAGCCTCTTACAGAATTATGATCGGAACTTGATGGCGTGGAGCCTTTTCGACGACCCCATTTCATACCAAGAATGCCGACGTGTTCTAAATAGGGCATAGTCGACTCCTTTTTAATGTATTGGGGTGCTCGATAGCACTGTTCCTAATTGCCATGCAACTTTAGGAGCTACATAGTTTAATGCCCACTTCGCAACAAACGCAGTTGCGGCGATTTTGGGAATTGTATCCAAAGAGATCAGCTTAATCTTTCCATTTTTCCGAACAATACCATAGGCTTTATCTATACGTTCTTGCAACGGTGGTTTATTCTTTTTAGCAATAGCTTTCTCGGCCTGCATTTTCTTGACTCGAGAGTTAACGTCTTTCAACTCTTTTGTTTTTTGATAAACGGTGCTCCTTCGAAGTCTAGTCCCGAGTTTCTTTTCGCTATTTATAGAAGCTTTATTAGCTTTGTCCGTAAGATACGGATGCAACAGACTATTCTTTGTAGTCGTCCCAGCCTCTTTTAACCAGGCTTTAGCTTGGGCCTTACGATGTCCCCATTTCATACCCATAATACCTACGTGTTTTAAACTGCTCATACTTCCTCCTCTACTATAACAGGAATTCTTGGTTCAGTGATCATATTCAATCGGTAACCAAGTTCTTCGATTTGCTTAGACAAAGCGTCCACAAGAATACCGGTAGAAGGAGGATCGAAAGCCATTCGGACCTTGAAATATACGTAGGTCTTTACACCTTGTAAGTTCGTAAGATCTGTCAGGAACTCACTCCATAAACTGGTATCATCCTCTACTACAAATTCCGTAGTTGGCCCGACTCCAATTTGCTTTAGGACCATTAGAGCGGTGTTAATATGGATTATAATGTCTAGATCAAAATTTGTATCTGCTTCTGGAATACCTAGAAGCTTTTTAACACTTGTGAGAATGCTATCCAGGTTAGGATCAGTCATTAATCCTCACTTGTCACGTAAGCTTCCATAACATAACCAATATGCGAAGGGTTGCTTGCTGACTGTACGAATACCCAGCCGTCTCGTCTGTTGTTAACGATCAGTTGTGTTCCTTTTGACAATTTGGTGACAACAAGAGCGGTCTTTGCTGGGTGTTCTCTTAAATTAACGTTTTCACAATTGTCAACTAGGACGGTCGAAACGTAAGAAACAACGGGAAGCACTGCATCATAAGGTTCGGAGGTTGGTTGAGGTTCAGGATTCGCTTGAAACTGAGAAGATCGCTCACGGTTAAAGTTACGTCTTTCCTCTCTTAACTTTCGTTTTTGTTCTTGATTAGGATTACTCATAAGATCTCCTTTGTAACAAAATTAAAGCCAGGGGGTCGTATCGTTTGGCTTGCGAGGAACTGGCTTTTTGGGAATTTGGCTAGAGTCTCCAAAGTGGATTGCTCGGTGTGTTTGAGCGGAAGTAGAAATTAGGTAGTCTGGATTTAGAATGTCAAAACGCCCATTTCTGAAATCGTCAACGGAGACTGGGTTCATATGATGGATAACTATCATCTTAAACACCTCGAAACCGAGGATCCCTAAGTCACAACCATTGTCTCGAACTATGACCTGGTTTCTGGTCTGTCGCCACTCTAAGGAATTGTAAAATTTCTGGTTAAGATAGCGCTCAAACCCAAAGGTGAGAGTACCGACCCGACCTTCTAATTTAAGGTAATCGTACCTCTCCTGAAAGGTTGGAAATCTCACTAAGTCTGAATACTTTCTAATCATCCTCTTCCTCCTGGTTGGAGGTTTGGACTGGATCCTTTCCACTGTATATGCCGAAAGCTGCTATAGCATCTCGGAACATCTCTTCCGTCTTTTTGGCGGATTTCAAGGATTCAGTTTTGGCTTGGAGAAGGAGATTTTCGTGCTGGAGTTTCTCTTTCTCTAATTGTTCGACGGTAGACCCTAACTTTAGAAAATGCGTCATTACCTGAGACGAGGCTGTTCCATTACGGATTTGCTTTTCAGCCAGTTCTATAGTCAAGTGAATTAGTTGCTTCTCTCGACCGTCTAAGGTAACCAATTTTCGAGTCTTCTTAGGACGTTTTGCCTCAGAAGTGGTCTCGTCTGTTTTTCTACTTTTCTTCATTCAAAGACCACCTCCTATCGCGGCTAGAATTGAATTACTTAGGTATTAGTTTTAAAGACTTTCCTCCTACCTTTGGAGGAGACTCTGTGCCTTTCGTGCTAGATTAGGGTGAATAAATCTTGACCAATAATCAGGCTCTTGAAAGGAGAAAGCGGTTCACCAGACCGATTTAATTTTGAAAGGACAGAGTCTCGCCCAAAGGCAGGAAGAAAGAGGGTGGTGATGACCTAAAAATGACCCCCGGAGATTTTTTTAGGAGGGACGCGATAAACAGGGGGGGTACCTTTTGCGAGACCCCCCCTACCTTACAATCTATTTATAAAGTTCTTCTCTGTAACTATTATGTAATTACCAGTAACATTTAAATCAACAATCTCTTTCATTGCATTGTTTATAGCAACTTCTTGATCAGCATCACTAAGTTCTTCTGATGTCTTAGTAACTCTAGCTAAGTAAGCACAAGTGTTGTAGCCTTTGTTAATGTCATAGCTATACCATTCATCATAGTGTGTGAATGGATTAAAAGGATTGTCTGTTGTAGTTAACATAGTAACTGCATCATTATTAGTATTATCCATGTTAACTCCTTTATTCTGAGGCTAATGCACTCTTTAGGGTGGATGTTGAAACTCCTAAAGCAGCTGCTATTTCAGATGGTGTATAATTAGATGCAGCCATAGCACGAGCTTTAGCCATCTTAGTTGTAGTCATTACTGTATTAGTTCTAGGCATAGCACGAACTTTTAGAAGATCTAAATCAGTATTTAAAAGGATTTTTGAGAGG